CCGTGGCCATGTTTGTGACCGTGCCGCCGCTGCCGGGGACAATGTTTGCAAACGTGATTGCGGTAGTGTCTAGCGTGCCGCCCGTGTTCGATGTGCAATGGAATAGCTTGTCAGCGTTCGCGCTGCCTTCCTCGGCGTGGATCAATGCGCCGGGATGCTCGTCGTAGGCGTCAAACAGGTCGTCACGCGCTGGGCTGCTGCCGACAACATAGATGCCATTTTGCGATGCGGTGCTTTGGTCTTTGACCAGCACCAGATTTCCGTTTGCCAGGGTAACGCCGTCAAGCGTGTCACCATTGTTGAGTGCCGTGGCGATGGTGATGTTGCCAGTCGTAGCCACCCGCACCGTGCTGCGCTTGGCAAGACCAGCCAACAGCCCATCGACGTACTGCTTCGTGGCAATATGTAAGGCCGATGTCGGATCGCCAGCCATCGTAGACGTGGCAACCATGCTGCTGTACGTGCCGCCGGTAATTGTCTTGCCGGTGAACGTAACAGCAGACGGGATGCTGACCGTCGGGTTGCCGCTCACGCCATCGCCGTTCGCTAGGGTAATCTCGTTGCTTGTCCCGGTGATCGTGCGCGGCTCCGCAGCACCGCTGCCAGCGTGCGCGATCAGGCCGTTGCTTTCGGTCGCCAGCAGGTTGGTAAAAACCTGCGCAGGAGTTTGGAACTCGTAGGCAGTCTCGCCGCTGTTGACCCTGATCATTTTGCCGCCAGCAGATGACAGGCTGGTTGGCAGTATGATTGTGTCTACGACTGCCAGCGTGTTGCCATCAGAGCTAAAACCCAAAGCCTTTGATGCGCGAGCGGATGCGGCGTCGGTAAATTCGGGCGTGGTTATAGCATTCGTCTTTGAGACCTTAAAGGATCGCTGCACTTCTTCGTCCAGCTCCTGGACAATGTGTGTCAGCCGATCGAGAGCCTCTTCGTGGCTGTTCGCCGGGAAACTATCGTTTTCCAGGTAATCCGTGTTTTGCGTCAGCCCAGTGTCACGCAACAGCACAACCGTCTCGCCTGACGCTGGCGCAGTAACGAACGTAACAGTGCCACCGCTTGCAGCGCCCACACCGGTGACCGCATAGTTGGTCGAACCAGTGCCTGCGCTTCTGAGCGTCTCTACGCCTGTGCTAGCGCGTATAAAGACCTTCAGCTCGGAGCTTGCAAAGATCTTAAAGTTGTACGCGAAAGCAGTGGTGCTTCCGTTGCCGGAGTAAGAGTTTTTGAGTGTGGTTGAGCTGACTGTCATCTGATCACCTGACTGCTATTAGGCGTTGCTAGTAAATCCTCGTAGGCCATTCGGACGTCGTCGTACTTCTCCATCCCGATAACCACGTTGAACCCTTCGTTGAAAAATTCTTTTTCCAATTTAATGATTTCGTTGCGCTGCTTTTCTGGATCGTTTGCCAGCGCGTTGTAGCGTGGCGACCGCACCAACCAGTCGAGCGCGTCTCGGAACTTGCGCGCCTTGCCGCCCTTGACCACCAGCACCTCGTTCTTTGAGGCGTCCATCCATTCTGACTGGAATGCTTGGTCGAATTGCATTCCGTTCTTTCCGGTAACCCGGTCGCGGAGCGGTGCGCCGAGACGAATATGCTCGGACATCGCCAGTGTCAGCTGCTCGCCCTGTTTGATGCGGAACGGGCTGATCAGGTTGTAGGTCGCCAGGACAGGATTAACGTCGAACCGGACATTGTAATCTTGCTCGCGGCCCATCACGTCAAAGCTCTTTGCCATTGCGTCCTCGTCACCAAACACAGAATAAGGTCGCAGCTGCTGGCGATATTCTTGGAGATATTTTCCGAAATCAGACGGCTCGTCGAAACCAATTGGTCCTTTCAAAGTGCCGATCATTTCCGTTCGCTGCGTGCCGTCCGGGTGCAGCTCCATCTGCGCTACATCTTCAGCCGTGTAGTATTGATAATCTGCGCTTGGGCGTCGTTTTGTTGGGTCTGCAAACCGCTCGATGTTTCTCACGGCGCTGCTATACGGCAGCAGATTGCCCAGCGGTGAATTGAACAGGAACGAGTAGTCGTCATACATCGTGGATTTAACGATGCTCGCAATGGTCTGCAGCATCGGCATATCACCTATATACTGGGCAACAGACCCAATCGCAGCTGACGCATAATTGGTCGCAGCCTCTTGATCATTGGTACGCCGCATCATCTCGGCCGTGTTGGCAGCAGTGCCCAAGATCATTGAGACCGGTTCCAGCCCGGCGTAGCTCACGTAGGTGACTGGTCCGTTGTATGCGCCCGTCATTGGATTGTAGAGCGGCAATGCATCACCGTTGGCGTCCGTAGGCCAGCCGGTGCCCTTCATAACAAACGAATAGGGTTGCCAATTCGGCGGCAGCTTGCGGCGTTGGTTTGCGTCCTCTGGCATAGCGCCAGTGAAGTGCCCCTCCATCGCCAAGTTGTGCATCGTGTACATCACGCCAGTGCTGAGACTAACGCGCGCCATGATACGGTTGCGTGCCGCCGGATTTTTGAATGCTATCTCACCGTCGTCGCGGCGAAACAAATTTGCTAGGCCGATCGGGGTCCGTTCCAGATACCGCAAAATGGTGTTTGTCGGGGCGGTGGTAAACGGCGTTAGCATCCTGCCAATAATCGGTATGCTCTGCAGAAACCGCGTCACTTTGCGAATGTCTACCTCTGCACCTGGCAACGCGGCCTTCGACAAATCAGACGTCATCGTGTCGATCTGACCGCTGCCTATTATCGCCTCTTGAGACGCGCGCGGATCGAGAAACGTCAACCCGGCCTGGTCCAGCGCAGCCTCGTAGCTTTCGCCGCGTTCCCGCGCCCTGGCTGCATTATGATAAGCCTGAGAGGCTAACTCCCCCCGTTGTGACATCACCTTCCAAAGTGCGTCTGCGCCCATCAACGCGCGACCAGGTACCGTAATCACTTTGCCTAACACGTCGGTAGCAGCGGCGAGGTGATGGTTGTTCATGCCACGCTGCAGGATTTGCACCCTGCTGTTTGCAAACGCTTCAGAACTAATTGCGTTGTGCTGCGCCAGCTCGACCTTGTTCATCAGGTCAGGCGACTCGCCGCGCTTCATTGCCTCGCCTGCAACGACCAGCGCTTCCTTCAGAGAATGCACCTGTCCAAACATTCGTGCGAGGGATTGCCCGATGTACACTTCTTGGTCTGCTACCTCGCCGCCAAATGCGCGTCGCACGCCGCGATCGACCGTCCCGGTCAGCCCGGCAAACAGTTCTTCAACATTCCGCAACACCATGAAGGCAGGGGTCGCAAAGAAGTTTTTGATGTGCGTCGGAAACCAGCTCAGCAGACCGTTGACGTAGACCTCGTTGATCACGTCCATCGTCAGTGCCCCGGCACCCTTTTGCACAAATCTATTCATTGCAGCGTTTGGATTTTTACCCGCTGCTGCTGCCACCGCTCGCGAGTTCAACACACTCTCGGCTAGTTTGACTGCGCCCTGGGCAGACCCGCTTTCTCCCAGCAACGTGTCCGCAAACTCTGCACGCAGCTCTGGCGTGCGCGCAGATACGGGAATGTTGAAAGCGTTCAGCGCTCGAGCGATTTCTGTCTGAGCTGCTTTTGCCTGCTGCTGTATTCCAGCGTGCAATGACATCTGGCGACGAAATGTGACCAGGAACTCTGGATCTCGGTTACCGCGCCTAATCTCTGTCGCCATCGACACCAGCCGATCGCCGGACTTTTGCAACAAAATACGAGTGGCCGTCATTTGCGCTGCGTTCAGCACACGGCCTGGACCGCTTTGCAACAGGTCGCGAGTTAGTCCCAGCTCATCCTGTAATAATTCTGCGGCCTCTTGTTCTGTTTCCGTTTGCTTAACAACGCCGCGTCGCGCCTGCGCAGTTTCTGGTGCGAACCTCTCGGAAAAGAAATTTATTGCCGCCTTGATGTCAGCAGACGATTCTATTCTGTTGAAATTGATATCGGCATTTTCCGCTACGTTTTTTGCGCCCTCAGTAAAACGCACAAAATCAGCTGCATCGATTTCAGTTGCAGCACCTGTCTCGTAAGGATCGGTCGAACCAGCGCGCAGCGACATATCCGGCTCTGCGTAGTTCAGCTGTCTTTTTGCATCGAGCTTAACCGTAGCGTCACCGGGCTGCGCTGCGTCTAATGCCTGGCGTGCGCCCTCGACAACAGGATCTGGGGGCGTCGGATTGATCAGCTCATCAACGCGGCCACCGGCTTCCTCAAATTGTTGCTGGCCTTCGGGGCTAAGCATCTGCGGCGCTGCCTGCTGCTGCTGCTGCGCATAGGCGTCCATTTCCGCGCCACGGGCTTGGGTTGCGCCTTCAGTGATCGGCACGTCTACTTTGTTCTTACCAATCATCTCAAGGATGGCAGGAAGGATTTCTTTTCCCATACCAGCAACCTGCACGCCAGGTTCCTGCGACGTGTCCGCTGGACCTAATACGCCGCCTGTTTGGCTCGCTTCCATCGCCTGTTCGTCAGGTGTCGCCATGCCAATTTCCCATAAAAAAAGGCGCTCAAAAGAGCGCCTCTGTGCGTTTATGCCTGGTAGATCAGGCGGTGTTAGTTTGCGGCTTTTTGACCGCGCCGGTTACGTACAAGTCTTCGGCGGATTGTCCGCTACTTGCCGCCGCTATCTGGCGGCGCAGTTGTTTCGCCACGAAGCTGTCCTCGCCCCGTTCCTCTATTTCGTCCGCTAGCATTTCCTCTAAGGTACTCATCGTATGTCACTCCTTCTGACATCCAGTCAGTATCAGTCGCGCGCCGAAACACTTCTGTATCATAATGGACAAGATCCGCCTGTGCAATATCGGCACGCTTTGCCATTTCATCAATGACGCCTCTAAATATCTTTTCCTGTTCTTTGACCTTCGTCGCGTGCGCCGCTTTCGTGTAGCTACCGTCGAACGCTGGAACGTACTGGAACCGAATGCCGACTAAGCCAGCAACCGCTTCATCATTACGAGCTACTTGCACATCAACTCGATCGCCCTGCCTAGCGTCAGTGATGAATGTGAAACCATCGACGCCTTTGTCGAACATCAATTGTTTAATCTGTTGCACAAAGTCTACATCCTGACGTTTGCGGAAATAGACTTCTACACCAGGGACACTCGTTTCTGTCGGCGCACGCAACACCTTCGAGATAAACACTGCATCCTGATCGTATTTCAATCCTGCCTGCACCAATGCCGTGCGCACGGGGGATGGATCGTGGTTAGATCGTGTGACAATTTCTGCGTTTAAAGAACGCTCAGCAACGCCTTCAAAATCGCCGTATGAATTGTTGGCTTGGAACGCAACAACGGTGTCATCTTTTTGCAGTGGCGCTGTTATCTCCGCGGCCAGCTCTGCCTGTTCAACATTTGTCGGGCGCTGTCCCGGCCGCTCACGGGATACGCCTAACACAGTGCGATCCAGAGGCGCAGCCATCTCTTGGACCTGCCCAGCAGCTGCTTGCGCCTGTTCGTCAAACGCCTGGCGCGCGTCATCAACGCGAATTTGATATTCCGCGTCGGTTTCTTTTTTGCGTTGCTTTGGCGGTTTAAATGTTGCTGTAGCTGCGCGTCGCGCTGCCGTCATCGCTTTTGGATCTGCTGCACCAGCAAGGCTGCTTTCAAAATCGAGAGACCCGCCTTCGCCTGCCTTGGATGTCCAGCCGTTTTTCGTCCACTTTTCTTTTTCTAAAAACCACACCATCGCCTGCAGATCGTCGGGACCGAGATCGCCCAGGCTTGGGTCGTATTGTTTCACTACGTTTGATTTGTTGATGATGCCAGCCGCGTCTGCAAACACATCCTGACCGAACGCAAATTCCCCACCAATTTTTGGTTTTTCAAGGGTTGAGCCTGTGAGGTGTAGACCGGCTACACTCGTTTCCGTTGGCGGCGGCAGGCGTGTCATACCTGCGGCGGAACGCAGATAACGCGCGGCCCAAACATCAATCGTGGCGTCTGTGCCAAACCCAATTAGGTTACCGGTCACGTTTACCGTTTTAGGCGCAGATCCTACTTTAATTTGTCTAAACATATCGAGCAGCGCGCTCGTAGCAGCTGGGCTGTTTGTATTAAACAATGCACCTGCAGCCGATCTAATAAGTGGGAACTCGTCGGCCTTAGACATTTGCATTAATGTTTTAGGATCTACTGCCTCACCTGCATCTAGCCGCGCCTGGTAAGCAGCAATCTCTCGATCATACTGTCCTCGCGAAAATCGACGTAGTATCTCTACGCTGTTGCGGAAGTTCTGTTCCACGCCGGTCTGTGCCGATGTAGTGCCCAGCAAATCAGCAAATACATCTGCCATGCCACCAAACTCTGCACGCAAACGCGAGCGCATGTCGCGATACCAGCGAGCCTGGCGAACGATTTCCTGTGCTGCCTTGTCACCGCCGCGCGCCCGCTCGACCACGGCATTTACGTCGTTGACCATTTTGTTGGACAGGTTGCTTCGATGCTGCTCGACCGACACCTTTTTCGCTGGCTTATGGAAGGCATAGGCAGGTTGTCTGAAACGAATATCTTTTATTTTACCGGCTTTATTTATTTTGATGCCGGTAGCTTCCATCGGCTCCCACCCCTCAGACGGTGGGTACTTCACCTTAATGCGCGCAGCTTCCTGCTTTGCCTCAGCGGCCAGCTTTTTATCGCCACCAGCTGCATCAAGCAGCGCGGCGTTTTCCTTGCGCGTAAATGCCCGTAGGATCGCCGTCAGTGGCCCTGCTTCCGCCTCGTCACTTGCAACCATTGACGCTGCACCGCCAGCCATCAGCGTCTTCCAGGGCACTTTACGGCCGTATTTAGAAATGACTGTGATTAGCCCATCAGCAATGCCACCGACTATAAAACCGTCCAATGCTGTTTTCGCGCGTCTTACAGCTCCAGCGTCTGTTTCATATTTTGTGACAAGCGCTAAAACATTGCGCGCTATTGCGGGACGCTCGCTATCTTCAATCCCACTCAATGCCTTAACGAGACCAGCAACCCCTGTTTGCTCGCTATCGCCGCCTTGTATCACGTCGGTTAGTCCACCCCATGCCATACCCCGTAGGATTGGGTTGCTGCTTGCCAACAAACGCGCAGCCTGTACTGGTCCCATGACCGCGCCCGTGCCAAATCGCGTAAGCTCTTGCACGATCTCCTGTACAATTTTGTTTTCCGGCTTTTCCTCGATGAAGCCTCGAAAAGTTTCATCGGCATCCGACATGCCAGGGATGTTTTCGACCATCCAGTCGCCGACATCGCGCAAACCCGTCCGTAGCGATTCACTGCCACCAACCGGGTTTGTAAAAACATCTTCATACCCAAGAACATTGGAAATTTGATTGAGACCTTCAGCCATCAAATCTACAGGCGCGCCAATAACTTCTGCACCAAAACCCTGTAAATCAGACGAGGCTTTTATCACGCCGCGCGCTGCGCCGCGGCGTATGTCTTCACCAATTGACCCCTGCTCTTCTGGCTTCGGCTCTGGCTTAGGCTCTGGCTTAGGCTCTGGCCGTTTGATGCTGCCGGTAATATAGGTATCGTCTTGCAGCGGCACCGCAACATTGCCGACCATGCCAAACTGTTTGCCCTGGTCCGTAACCGTCTCATCGAAGTCGCTGACGTTGAACGTCATCTGCCCCAGGCTTTCAGCCTCGGCGTAGTCGTCAATAATTTTATCGAATGGGTCCATGCTACTGCCCACCTCTCGCCATCAGAATGGCTCCTTGCAGCTGATACAACTGCGTGCGCAATAATTTCTGTTCCGAACCAGGGTTGGCAGCTAACTGCTGACGTATCTGCTCAAGCACTTGATCTAAGTTAGTCCGTTTTGGCTGTTCAACACCGAACGGAGCGCCGGATCGTGTGACTTTCAGATTTCCATACGTCGCTTCAATGTTTTCAAACGCAATATCCATTTTGCGTCTTTTAAATTCAGGCTCGTATTCCGCAATGAGCCGTTCCGTTTCTTGCTCTACTTCTTTGGGGCCAGCGCTTCGGTTTTCTCGCTTCCATTTACCCAAGTCATTCATCACCGCGCTATAGGCGCTTGATGACAAATGTCTCAAGCCCGGATCATTAATGATGTTCTCTTTGAAGAACTGGAACCTTGTACGCACAGTTGATTGTGCCGCCCTCAGCGCATCTGCCCGATCGCGATCTACTTCTGCAGACAGCTCTTTAAACTGCCCTGCATCGAGCGATACCGCGTTTTCATTTAGCTCAGTAATAGATAACGCATCGGCAGCAGCCATCGTCTTCATCCGCGTGTACACGTTTGGATCGCCTTGCCCATCTTCAGAAATTACACGATCTGGCGCATCGCCGAGACCCAGCATTAGCTCTGCATTTTTGCGTTCCGATCGGCTCTTGTACATATTAAGGCGGACCATTTTTTCGTGCGCAAATTCTGCTCGCGCAACGCTCTTTGGATCTGTCCGGTCAACGCTGAAAATTATCTGCCTGGTTTGCTCTGTGTCTGCTTTGATTTCGTCGGCTTTCCGCTTTTCGTCGCGCGCCGCTCGCCGATCGATGCGATCCGCATTTTGCAGCAGCTTTTCTTTGATCTTTGCCTTGTCCTTATTGGACACAGCGGTGTCGAGTTCAGCCAACACCGCATCAGTGTTGCGGCCAGCCATCCAGTCTTCGACCACGTCATGTGGGTTTTTGCCGGCAGCGACCGCGGCGTCCATTTGGTTGTTGAGAATGCCTGATGTGATGTCTGCAAACGACTCGCGCATTTTCTCTGCGGCTTTGTCCGCGCCAATCACTGGCGCTGCGTTTTCCAGTGTTCTGCGCAGCTCAGCAATTTCGTACATACGCTGTATTGCTGAGGAACCCAGATCTGCGGCGTTGCGCTTATGATTAAATACGGTGTTGTTCGTTGCGGCTGTTGCTTGGTCAATAATTTTAGCGTTTGCCAGGCGGCTGAATTTCAGAGCCTGCTTTGTCTGCGAACTTGCTGCCAGCGAGCCAAAGGATTTCCGACCCAGCGTGTTTGACAAGCCCTTGTTGTATTTCGACTGCAACTGTCTAGACCGGCGCGCGAACTCACTCTCCGCTTTGACCATGTCTTTTTTAAGGAGCAGCTCCTCCTCTAGGTTTTGCAGATCCATCTGATAATCCGCGTTTGCCTGTGCGGCTTCAGTCTCGGACGCCGCCAATATTTTCTTGTAGGCGAAGTCCGATACCTGCGACGCGGTCTGCGTCAACTGCCTGCCGCTCTGGATGGTTTGCTGCGCAGTCGCTGTCATAGCTGCTTCACTGAGCTGCACATTAAGCATTTGACCACTGCCCTGGCGCGGCCGCGCAGTCTTCTGACGGTAAGTAGGTATTTTCATGCGATGCCCTAGAAGCCCCCACCCTGCCAAGTGTTACCCATTTGCGGCACACCAGAACTTAATCCCATCCCGCCCAATCCGCCGCTGATGGTCCCACTTGGAAGGGCTTGGCTAATTCGATAGCCGCCCATCGCTGCAGAGGTGACTGCAGAGAACATCGCTGATCGAGCTTGCATATTGTAAGCCTGTTGTTTTTGCCGCCCTTCCAAAAGCGTCAGCTGTCCTTGAAGTCTTGCTGAACGTGCCTTTTCTTCCATACGACCGGCGTCAGTTTGCGCCAACAGAGCTATCGTCTTTTTCTCTTCATCTGCTTCCGCTGCGCTTTCTGCTAAAACCTTCAAAGGCGTGCCAGACATGACGACGCCTGATTTGCGGAACCGCGTTGCCGCTGCGGCTTGCATTGCGCGAAAGTCTTTAGAGAATTGCGCGACCTCATAATCACCGCGCTGTTTACGATAACGAGCTTCGTTTTCCGCGACTTTCGCGTTGCGCTCGCTGATCGACGCATTGTACTCAGAAGTAGTTTTAGCGGCCTTGCCAGCCGCTTTTGCGCCACCCGCCTGCATCACGCTGCCGCCAACAGAGGCCGCAACGCTGCCAACCAATAAAGCTGTCTCTAAGCCCATTCGTCATCCTTCCTAGTCCATGCCCATCTGTCGTAATCAACTCGGCGCTGATCGTATGCGAGCATTTGTCCTTCGTGTTTCATGCCGAGAAACCGTGCCCAGCGTATAAGCATCGGCTGATCACTCCGCATAACAGCCTGCACGCGATGCAGCTGCTCCGTTTCAATTTTCTCAAACAAACCCTGGCGCACCAGCCGGCCAATAGTGACCGGGTGCCGATCGACGCGATCACTTGCCAGCAACCAGGCTTCCGCAACGCCAGGCCATAACGGCATCAATCCAGCTGCAGCGATTAGCCAACCGTTATCGACTGCGGAGAACGACAGCCCGTTGCTTGCTGCCAGCTCGTAGTGCGCTGCCAAATCTGTGCTTGGTCGTTCTGTCTCGATCTTTAACGGGCCATTTGCCAGCTCAACAGCGTGCGCTGGGTCAAACGGGATAACCTTCACTGATCAAAAGTATGAAGCGTTGCGTAGACAGCGAGAACAGTCATCGGCAGTGGCTGATCCTGTCGCACTACTAGCTGCCCATCACTGTCGAACTCGCCGTCAAACTCAATTTCTTTGTCGCCCGTAAACAGCGCGATCGGCTCATCCATTTTATCGGCAGACGATCGAAACGGAACGATATCAAGATTGGACACGTCCTTGCCTACCTGCAGCCCGACCGTGTTAAGCAGGCGCACCACAATCTCATTTATGCGTTTAATCTTGCCCTGGGCAGTACCCTGCTGACTGCCGCCTTCGACCCGCAATGTTTTGAGCGTTGAGTTATAGGACAGACCGGCGTGCGCCTTGGTGACATAACGATCCAACGTCACCGCACCCGAAGACACTGTTTTATTAGGATGCGTCGCACCGTCGCCCAATATGCTGACCGTTTGTCCCTCCAAGTGACTTAGACCAGATAGCGATATCGCAGCCTGCGTGACGGTTGCGCCGGATGCGTGTGCTGCAGCTGCGCCAACTACGCCCCGCGTGCAGCCTGTTAAATCGTTAGAACTTTTGCCGGTGTACGTAATAACCTCGGACCCGATCTTTATGGCACCCGCGCTTGAAAACGACGAAGCGTCAGCCAGGGTAATCGTCGTTTGATCAGCTGCCTCAGCCCCGGCTAACGTGCTAGTCACACCTGTGAAGGTCAGCGAGCTGTCTACAAATATGGCGTCGCTCACATCTGTGCCGAACTCAAAGTCCCGGATGAACTCGACATATCTTTTCGTCGCACCATTTACTGTCCGCTTTACAGCGACCCACACTTGGTCCTCGTCTAGGTCTCCTGGAATAATCGCGACGCTTTCTACAACTGCGTCGCCAGTGCCAAACGCACCGCCAAGCACCTGACGCGACCAGGCAACGACCTGTTCTTCCCGTTTGTACGTCATGCATACCAGCTGGCCGTCAGCACGCACGCCCCACAGGATACCATGCGGCTCCTGCTGATGCGCCAGCTCTGTCAGTCCGCCCTTGGTAATATGCTCGTTGATGATCGTCAGATCGGTCGCCACGTACCCATCGACATCAAAGTTAAATTGCAGCTCGCGCAGTTTGCGTTTGGCGCGCTGTAGGAACAGCACCGTGTTACCAACCTGTGCTGGTACGTGATCAGCTGAACCGTGATTTGTTTGCTGTTTAATTTGGATTTGCGTCGGCGTGATCGGTTCATCTGTGCCGCTCGCTCGCACCACAAACTCGCCGCCTGATGTGCCTACAATTAGGTTGCGCGTAGACGATAGGAAGCGGATGACGTTTACCTCATTTGACCCGATCGTGTAGACCATCGCGTCATCGTCTTCGACGTCTGCCTCAAAGTTTTCAAAATCACCAGATTGCGAAAAAAACAGCGTCTGCGGCTGTTCACTTGTTCCAGCGAATACCAGGCGTTGCTCATAAAATGCCACCGCGCGGGGGTAGCCGGTTGTCTCTGAAAACGCCCCTAATGCCCAATTGTCGTCGGCTTCCAGTTTGCCTTCCACCGTAAAGCTCGACCCGGCGCTTTCGGCCGCTAGATCGTTACCAGGTGTTAAAATCAGCGTGCTGTCAGATACCTCGACAATTTTGTAGCCCGCTGTCGAATTGTTGCTCGATGTACCGCTGACGACGATTGTTTGACCAACCTCAAAACCCTGATCGATAAAAGCAAATGCGGTGTCCTGGATACGATCGTTATGCTCCAGGCCAGTAGAGTCAGGATCTCCTTCGTGAAAACTAATCGTTGAGGCTGTATAGCTGGGTAGCAGCTCCGATCGACCGTCCTCTAATGTCTGTACCGTTCCTGCTACGGTGGTTGCGTTTGTAAAACCTGTGAGCTTTACAAACCCTTCGTTGATTTTGACGAGCCGTCCCACATCGGTGCTGACAAAAGTATCAGCTGATGCCGTTATATTGACGCTGCCAGTGCGCGCGCTTGAGGTAAGGGTGGTGGTCGTTATGTTTTGATCGAGAAACGGGCCGCGTGCCAGATTAACCTCGGTAATCGTCCAGGCGGTATGACTGGTGCGTGTAATCTTTCGCACGTTGTGGTTTGGAGAAACCACGTACATTACGTCAGCTGATTGCGCGAACTTGAGGCTAGTCAAATCGGCTGCTGCATAAGGGGTCGCCACTTCAACAGCAGAGCCGCTCGATGTCACCTGACCGCCGTCTTTGTAGATACGAAAGTAGGACGGTCCAAACTCAAGCACATACGCCTGTTCGACGTTGAACTCGAACGGTATCAACCGCACCTGGTTAGCGCTGGTTTTGACTTCTGCGACAAACCGCGTGCCTGGGCGGCGCGTCAAACCACCGTGCGGTTCGACTAAAAAGTTCTCAACAGTCTCCGCACCATTTTCGTACTTTGCGATGTCGGTACGACCCAACAGCTTTGGGGTGATCTCCCCCGCCGTAAAATTCGTAAACGCCTTCGTGAACTTGACCATTAAAATCTCGAAGAGATTAGAATGTCGCTTTCGCTATAGCTCGCGCGATCGATGTTGAGAATATTGTCAGGCGTACCCTCCGTTGCATCAACAAAGCGCGCTTCGCTTAGCTTGCTTTCATAAACACCCAGCATCGACTGCGAGAGCGAAGCGCTGTTCACCAAGGCATAGCTGATGTCAGCTGCCAGGCGCGCAGCAATAGTCTCGATAAGTAGTGTGTCGTATTCGTTGGGGTCAGTTATCCGCGCCACATAAATCATTTTGAATGGCGTAGTGCTGGACGCGATCTTGCGGCCTTCTACTCTGAACACTGTGTCTGGATCTTCCGGTCGCAGCACGCGCAGGCAATACGGGTCAGACGGCAGTGTGTGAAATTTTTCAAACTCAAACGCCGGTGTCTCTTCGTCAGCCGCCAGCTCGATGCGGCGGATCAACGGGTTCCAGGGGTGAGCGCGAAACACGGCATCGCGGACAAATTCGTAGCGCTGATTGCAAACGCGCGCCGCTTTACTGTCTTCGGTCAGCGAAATGATATTAGACGCCCCGATCATGTTCAGCGCGGAGTTACAAATGTCTACGTCTGATGCCATTTTGAATCCTCAAAAAAGAGAGGGGGAGCCGAAGCCCCCCCACCCAATTAGTCGATGACGTAATGAATCAGGAACGACATCGTTCCCGCCGTTCCGCCAGCCGCAGCCATCGTCGCTGCGATGTAGAAGTAACCGCCGGGATTGACTGAATCCCCGGCAAGTTCCCACACCCGTTTGCCGGCGGTATCGATGTTCGCGGCTTCAAAGCGAACGTCGGCCATACCAGCAGCATCGGCTACCGCAGAAGCAAAGACGTCTTCGTCTTTAACAACGCCAGCCGTGGTGTAGATGCCTACGTTGAACGTGCAGCTTCCGCCAAGCGTATCAGACCCAATAAAGAGCTGGGTGATGTTCGCGTGGGCAGGAATTTGGGCAAGCATGACAACGTCGTCGTTATCACTGTCCCCTGCTGCAAGTTCGATGGTGCCAGCGGCTACACGCACTACGCCATGTAGGTCCTGGCTTGCGCTCAACGTCGGAGGGCTTGCCTCAAACGCTGCAACGATATCGGAGTTTTTAGTACCCATGACTATCTCCTCCCCTTACTCGTTGCACGCAATTTCAACGACTTTGTCTTCTTCCATTCGGGTCGAACCGAAGGTCGCGCAGTAGTAAACCTGCGTGGAATAAGACTTGTCGCTGCGCTCATCGATCCGAGCCATCACATCTTTGCCGACTGCCAGCTTGCAGCCGTCCTGCGCCCATGCGTAGCAAAGGCGAGAAGTGCCATCGTCTGACAGACGATTAGAAGTAATGAACTTGAAACCGACAAACGTGTCGATGTCACCTTGGACCAACGCCTTGACGGTGTTGAAATCCGAAGAAGTGACGCTGGTCGTGTTGAGCAGGTCTTCAATCTGCTCAGGGCTGACAACGATATAACGCGGAATAGATGGATCGACGCTTTGGGCGTCGAGCAGCTTTTTCGCGGATACCAGCTTGGCAACCGTTAGGCCAGCAGAACCATGCGCGATTTTCTGGGTTGAAGGGAACGACGTAGAGGTCGTTCCTTCCTTGCCGGTCTTCGCGGTTCCACCAAGTGCGCTGATGATGGTGTCGTCCATCGCACGACCAATCGCCGCCGCAGCCGCACGGGCATACGAAGACGTCGGGTCGATCAACATACGAACCTTGTCAGCATCGTCAATGTAACAGTTCAATCAGAGGCGCTAACTCTGACCCGCTTTCGCTGCCTGCGGTTTCCCGCAGGATCGGACTATATCTTCCCTCTGTGAGGGCTGGGCGCTTCCACCCCGCTTGGGGTGTACTCCTTGCGGATAGTCTCTGAACCTTCTCTTTCGAGCTTGGCTGCTGATTGGCATATCCTTGCGGACTTAGCTTTCCAGCAGTTCACCCAGTTACGACCCCATTGAGGTCGGCCCATTCGTAAGTGGTTAGGCTAACCATTCTCCGAGAGTGCGGTGTTTCAACGAGGGGTGTATCCAGAATCTTCAATAAGAGACGCTACACTCTTACCGGCTGTCTAGCAGCTCCCGACAATCTCTTGCCGGCTGAGACTATATCATCATCCCGTAGGATGCCCTGCGCTTCGGGCCGCTTGGCCCTACTCGCTTGCGCGATAGTCGTTGAACCTTCTCTTTCGAGCTTGGCTGCTGATTGCCCTCGGCTTCACGTTAGGGTGTCCCAGCAATTCACAGGGTTTTCATTTGGCTGTTACCAGCCAACGCTCCAACTAAATAGAGTGCCTCGATGACCGCGCTACTGCGGCTGCTTCCCCGACCTGGTCGAAGAAGGCTTTTTCGCCGGTGACACTTTCGGTGTCCACGGCACCTCGCAACAGACTTCCCATCTGCTGCGAGAGCATAGCGACGTTTGAACTGAATTGGTTCACAAACGCCGTATTTACCTGAGTTGACATAACTCATGCTCCTACAGTTGTGGTTGAATGTATGCGTGGGTTATCAGGCTCGCGCCTGGCTCACTGTCGGTTAGGCCAACTACTCCGCCTTGCTCACAGGCTTGCGCCGCGGGGACGGCTTCGACTTATCCGCGGGTTTCACGAAACTGGCGTATCTCTCAGCGAGATCGACAGGGTCGTTTATCGTGCGCGCGCTGCCGAACTGTACGGCAAGGCGCAGGCATTCTAAGCGTAATTCATCATTCTCCATGCAGCACCTCTCTCAGGCCCAGCACCTCTTCAACAATGCGGTCATGGTCTGGATGCTCTTTGACCCAATACGGGCCATTCGCAATTGTTAATTCCGATATGCGGTCTTGCAGCTCGGTGTCGCTGACACTGGGCCGACTGTCGCGACCGGCAAATCCATCTTCGCCGGTTGCTTCCGCAACTGTTTCTGCCACGCTTACAAAGAACTTGATCATGTCCGGGTTGTCACCCAGCAACGTGCCATCGCTCAGCGTAATCTCAGACAACGCTGGAGCATCTAGCTCCTTCATCAAATCGTTTGCCAAGCCCAGCCGGTCTTCCCAGTTGTTGCCCAGCTCCTCGCGCAGCTGCCCTTTAATCTGCTCTTCGTGTACCGCTTGATCAGCCTCAGACATTTCCTGCGGCGCAAGATTTGCCTGCGCAAACTCGGAGTACTTCTCGGCTAGCGCTGCCGCCTGGCGGTTATTTAAACCAACTTCATGCGCGGTCTGGCGATACCAGTCGTTAAAGTCACCGGCGTCCTCGCCCAGCTCCAACTCGTATGCGTCTGGCGTGTCGGGTCTGCCCAGCTTGTTATAAACTCCAGCCCAGTCCTCTTCGGTTGCCCACGAACCTGGTATGGCAACCTTGTCCGCGCCCACCATTTTCTGTGCGTTGATGTAAGACTTCGCCATCGCATCGATCGAGCCAATGTGCTGCAACGATGTATCACCGCGTAAATCTTCAGAGATCATCGATCTCCAGTCCTCTCCTCCAGCCGGGGTTTCCGCTTCCGCGACCTCCGCTACCTGCTCTTCGGACATGTGTGTTTACTCCTCTGGTTGTTGTTGATCCTTCAACATTGAATGTATGAACAGCACAACATCACGCTGCCCTTCTCTAAATGCGGTCTCGTTTGAGTCCGGCACGTAGCTCGTTCGCCACAAGCCAAAGCGGCGTTCTATATCGTTCAGCAACGCCTGGCCGTCTTCTTGGCCGAACACTGCCTTGTATGTCGCGCGCAGATCGTCAGGCGTCATCAGGCACCCATGCCTATAAGTTCTTCAGCCTGCTGGACATCCAATTCAGGATCCCCGACAGCACGTAGCGCCGGTGCAGCTTCACCGGCAGACGTTGCCGCTTGCTGCATCATCTGCATCTGTTCCTGCTGAGCAGCTGCTTCGGCTTTCTGCTCGCGTATGGCTTCGACCTCGGCGTCGCCGCGGACGACTACAGCCGGTGTACCGGTCACTTTGATAATGTGCTGCGCGAGGCCATCCATATCGAGGTAATCGATGACGCTGGGATCGATCTGCATGAGCGGCATCAGGAACTCGACCATCTGCAGTGCGCCCTGGACATCGCCAGACCGCTGCGCCTTCGCCAGCGGCGAGACGTATTCAATCTGGAAATCATCGATACCGCTGCCAGCCAGGTTTTCAGTCTGCAGCTGCTCAGGGAACGGCTCAAACTGACGCTGACGTGACAGGATCTCAAACGTCCGATCGATCAGCGGCTGCAGCAGCTCGGCCTGCAGGCGTCCCAGGACAGGACCAAGCAGGCGCATCTTCTCTTCGGTACGTTGGATCACCTCGGTGGCAGTCATTTGAGGACCGGTGCCCAGGATCAGTTGGTCTACATAGAACGCCGCGCGGATCGCTGTGCGTCTCTGCTCCAGTTGTTCGTTGCCGAGCGGGTTGTTTGCTCCAATATTCAGCGGCTCGATACGATCGCGTGTGCCTGACCTGTAGAAGTTCAACCCGCCGGGCTGGGTACGAACGGGCAACATGAACCCATCATCAGGAACCATCAAAGGCGGATGCATCTGCAGCTGCGCTGCCCGGAGGACAACTTCCGACATCTTGTTGACCATCTTCGTATCCGGCAGTGCGGTCATCGATGGCGAGCGGCCATAGCCCAACTCGAAAGAGGCTTTTAGAAAACGCGGCACACAGTACGGGAACTCGTCGTAGCCCCCTTCGCTCATAATCTGCTTTTGATCAGGGTCTATATAAAGAGACGCGAACGGTTTGTTCGCCGCATTCTTTTTACGCCGGTTGCGATCTTCACGCGGCATGACGACGTGCAGCAGCTCGACCTCGCCATAGGGATCATCTTGCAACATCTTGGCAATGCGTTGTGTGATGCCATTGCCCAGTTGTGCAGCCGCCGCGCGCGCTGTCGTTTTATAAGTGCGGAACACCGTATCAACGCGGCCGTCCGCATTTTCGGACACATAGCACTCGGCAATGTGCCTGGTAGAAAACCGAACGCCGTCTTTGCCTTCGTTCTCAATGAACATGACACCAGTGCCAAACGTCACCAGGTCTGAATACAGCTCATGGATCTGCTCTTGAAAGTTCGACCGGGCCAAGTGCTGATACATGACCTCGGTCGCTGCTTCCAACCACTCTCGCGCGGCGTCGTCCTGGTTAAAATCATCCTCGCGGTACGCCAAGCTAAACCACGGCGTAGACGCATTAGTGAGCATTCCATGCAGGGACGCGGCCATCAGCTCGGCCGCATGGATAGCAGTGCCGTCGAAGATCAGCTCGGTGCGCTTGTCACCAGGCGTGCGTTTCTTCGTGATGTCGGCTTTGCGCGGAACAACGTAGTCCGCGATCTCCTGCCAGTGCGTCTCCCAGTGAGACCGCTGCGTCCGCAACGTGGAGTACCGCTTCATCAAAGCGGCAGCGCGAGGATCATCAACCATTAGCTACCCAGCAAAGTTTTCTTTGTGGTCTCGGCTGGAGCCGAGAGGCCCATGCCGCCCGTGACGTTGGTCGAAGCCTGGCCGCGCCGTTTTTTCAGCTTTGTCTCGGTGCGCTCAGTCTCTTTGACCGCTGTCGGTTTGACCGGCGGATCGGGAGGCGGAGG